TGCTTATAACTAAACTTACTTGTTGGTGCTTTTTGTTTACCTCCTTTTATTAAACTTGGATTAGCACCCTTAACACCTTGATCTTGGAACTTACCGTAATCTTCCATATAGAAGTCAAGTATAAATCCTTTCTGTTCTTCATCTAATGTGTATCTAATAGAATCATATAAAGCACCACCACCTTGATTTCCTTTTGTTAGGCGTGATCTTGATTGTTGTACAACGTACTTGCCAAAATCATTTAATGCTTTATTTATATTCTCAAAATTCATTAACAGATGTTTATGTCATTATATATCATTATGTCCATAGTTGCAGTCCATCCTGCTAATTGGTTTTCAAACCTATCGTAAAATGGTTCACAACTTACAGGACTATCTAATTGGTATTTATCTTGATGTAGTGTTCCCATTCTTAAACTTTGTATTACTTTATTTAATACTGCCAGTTGTGTATTAAGAATATCTTGTTCGTTATTGTTTCCTGTAAATCTATCTGTTGTTTCTGATTTACTTTGATCCACAATATCCATAGCCAAGATGCTTATATTAAAAGTTAATGTTTGTTCTTGTTGTATTACGTTGTTTACTATAATATGAGCTAATGGAAATATGTCTTGCTTGTTTAGATTCACATCGTATATATCTCCTGTTGTTACAGTATTGCAATTAATGTCTGCAAGTAGCTTGTCTTTTATAGTTTCAGTTAATTGATAAAAACCTCTTATTCCTTGTTGGCTCATTTGAATTTACTTTTTATTTGTTTTGATTCTAATTCATTTTTGTCTTTCATAAATGCTAACATCATTAAACACTTGTGCATTTCTAATTTGGTAATATCTTCAAATCTTGTAATATCTCCTCCAGCGAGTCCGTAAAGGCTTGAATACCATCCCCATTTTTTAGCAAATCCAGCTCGTGAACTTGTAGATTCCCCTCCTCGTTCTCCAAATAATTCATCATAGTTTTCGACAATTCGATCCCTAAACGATAAAAAAAAATAATAGAACCAAATACTGCATCCATAGGCATATTAATTAATCTGTCTTTCTTATCTGGATCGTATTCTTCTATTAAGTATTTTTCTCCTAACTTCTGTTTGATAGGTCTATATAATACATTCATTGCTATTTGTATATTCTCCCATTCTCCCATATAGGTATCAAGGTCAATATATTCTCCTAATGTTATTTCATCAAGATCAGGAACAAATCCGTATTCAACATTATTCAACCAGAAACTTTTTACAAGATCTGGCTTCTGATCAAACATATTAGATATTAAACTTGCTATACGATCTGCATCAGATAGCTTTATATTTAGAGCATCTTGCATTTTAACATTGCAAAATATTTCTATCATTTTAGTTTGTATGAAATTGTTGTTCTGCTTACTATCTTGTACTTTTAAGAACTTCTGATATTGCTTTAATGTAATTTCATTAAGTTCAGTAGGTACGTTAATATTAGCTTTCATACTTATATAACGTAATTAAAATAGAATTTTAGTATAAAAAAAAAGGTGCTATTTCTAACACCCTTTTTCAACTTAAACAAAACAAAATTATTAATCTATATATTCGCATTGATGACTACAATACCCTTCTTCATATATTGGTCTTTCACATTCAATACACTTGTATTGTGGCATATCGTCTGGTGTTTCTTTATAGTAATTCATAAATTGTAGGCTTTCATTTCTTCTTTGTATAATTCTAAATCATAAAGGGCTTCATTCATTCGTTCCCTATAATCACTATTAGCCATCTTACAAGCTGCAAGATCATTCTGTAATCCTGCAACATAAATAGAATTGTCTATAAATAGTTGTTGGAATTGTAATAGTTCTACGTTCTTTGGTTTAGCTTTTACCCACTTGTTAATTAGTTCGCCAAGTATTATAGCGTTACTGGTATATTCTAAATCTTGTAAGTTCTGTATCTTGTTTCTCATATTATTGTTTCTAACAAATGTAAGAAAAAAAATGTAGCTACATAAAATACAGCCCAGCCTAAAGCTGAATAACCTACAATTTTTAAAAATGATTCTTTGTTTTCTTTAGGAGATATTTTCTTTGCAATGTAATATCTACGTTGTCCGTCTACTTCGTAATAATGTTTCATAATATGATTTGAATTAATGTTATTGTTATTAATACTATGAATGCTATTTTAATAGCTTTAAACATAGCTTCTTCACTTTTAGGATTACGACCCTGATTTGATCTGTATTGTCTTTTTTTCATCTTTATTTCTATTAAATGATTTTATTCTTTTTGTCTTATTTAAGTTGTGTAAAAACTTTGATCTATTATAATTCATAAGGAAGTATAAAATGATTATACGCTTGATGAAGTATATCTACAGTTGCAAATAAAAATATAATTGCAAAGGTTAAGCAGAATAATATAATGCAAAAGCAAATTAAACTACTTGCAAAAAATCTAATAAATTTTATAAGTTCTTGTTGTTCCATTTTATTTTCTTACAATATTAAGTTCATTAAATGTTTTATTATTCCAGCCCTTTGAAGTTTCTTCAAGTTCAGGTTGATAATGTTCTAAAGTAATTCCTTCAAAACGATTTTCATAAGCATTTAAAATTATAGCTGCTTTATCGTAATGGTTGTAAACGTGATAAACTTGCCAAATCATACCATCAGGTTGATTTCTAATTATAATAGTTTGTGGGAATTTATGATAAGAATCTGAATCTTTAGATACTTTATCAACGTAAGATAAATTTTTAATTTCTGTCATTTGTTCTGTTTGTTTATATAACTGCTTTGTTGCAATTATACAGCTAATATAATACAATATATTTAATTAACAAAATATTTAATAAAGTTTATTCGTATTCAATAATATCACATTCTCTACAGTAGTAGTAGTCTTTATTATCTTTGCCTGAATATATAGTCATTGTCTGTTTGCATTTTTTACATTCCATCATTGTATATAGTATTTGCCCCTGTTAGGATTCTGTAGCTGGTAGCTAACTGACATTCTAATTGCATCAATCAAATGATTAAATTTATCAATTGGTGTTTTAGATTTCTTCTCAAGCCAACTATAGTTGTTTAGTTCTTTTATTAAGTTTATTGAATCTTCTGTAATTACAAGATCATAATCTTGCATAAGAGCAATTCCAAAGGTAACTGACCCAGCTCCTTTAATTGCTTCTACAATATTACACCCACGTTGTTTTAGCTCATAAATTAGACGTTTTTCTGCACTATCGCCTACTATTAAACTATCTTTTGCGTGTTTTAAATTAAGCCTTGCTATCTCACTTGTTGTTAATGTTTTTAGAAAAAAGCATTCTTCTAAATATATTATTTTATTAGCTGTATCTATACTTGTTTTTACAAGGGTGTTTTCGTCTGATGCAAATCCATAATCTTGACCATATACAGGAACTCCTACTTCCTTAAACCTACCTATTGACCAGTTAGTAAATATAACGCCTTCTGCTTTGTTTAAGAATGAGCCAAGAAGCTGATGTTTGTATTTTTCTGGTCTACGTTTCTTTATGTTCTCTATTTGGTTTAAATAACTTTCTGATAAATTTTTAAGATTATCTAAATAGGTTGTGTGTATGTATGTAACATTGTCTTTAGTTGTGTTTATACTTTCTTGTACTCCTTTATCTTCAAAGAATCTTTTATAGATCCAATGTTCTTTAGTTGTAGGATTTAAGATTAGTATTACCCTATTGTGTTTGCCTAATTGTCTTACTGATAAATCTATCTTGTCAAATGTATCTTCATTAGTTAGTTCTTCTGCTTCATCTAATACAAATGTTGTAACGCCTTGTAATGACTTTAGATTAGCTGTTTGATCTCCACTTGATGTTTTTATCCCTTTGAATATTATCTTGCTTCCAGAACGCTTATTTCTTATTTCATCTTTTGTTATATGAAAGTCATCATACTTTTTAAGCATCTCTATTTTCTCAATAAATTCAGGAATAATAGAAATATAAGTAGAAGATAAAGTATAACGAGTAAATAGAATAGTATGTCCAGCTTCATAAGTAAGAAGAACTAATAAGAGGTTTACAGAAAAAGATTTACCAGATCCACGACCACCTGTAACAATAAAGTACCTCCCATCTGATTCAGCAATAGGAGAATACTTTTTATTTATTTCAATCACTTAAACTTAATTAAGTCTTTGAAGTTTATGTTCAAGCCTTCACTTGAAGTTATATCTACTGATTCTTTAGGTTTGCCATATCTATATCCAAAGTATAAATTCATAGCTCTTGAATCTCCTTTTAATATTTGTTTACCTAAAGTCTTTATAACTTCGTCATTGTCTATTAATGAATCTAATTTTTCAATTAGTTTTAATTCATCTGCTTTTTTAGGTCTACCTGCACCTTCTCTTGCTCCTCCATTGTTTTTACGATTATCCATAATATGTTTTTTAAATTGTTCTAAAGCGTCTTTGCTTATTCCATTTAACAGTTCTGCATTCTCCTAATATATTTAATCTTGAAACCTTATTGTTATAATTGTTTCTTTCTTCATTAAGTTGACTGTTTCCATTTTTAGAATCCATATTGAAATATTATTGTTTATTCAATTTATATATATAACGTAATTTTTTACTTAATTTATTCAGTACCAGATATTATATCTTTTTTTGGTCTGTCTTGTAGAATACTAAATCCTAATAATAAATAGTTAATAGCGTCTGCATATCTACTTTCTATTGGTTCTGCTTGTGGCATATTAGGATCTCCTGCGTGTGTTAATATTGCTTGTATATGTTTATTAAAGAATACTGCCCATACTTCCATAGGTTCAATGCCTATGCTTTCTGCTGTAGATTTAAAGTTGTTTAGAATGTCTATATTCTTTTGTGTGTATTCAGGTTGTTTAGCTTCCATTATCTCTTGACATTTATCAAGTAGATATTTTTTTGTTTCTTTAAATTCTTGTTGGTTCATAATTCTGTATTGCTTTTTTTATGTATTCGTATAACTCTAATATTGATAAGGCTTCATCAAGTTGTAGTTCTATAGTATCAAAATCTATATTATTATCTTTTTCAATATCATTTTCTAATTCTCTAATGAATCTTTTTTGTTCCCAGATTTTAGATTGAACTTTAATTAATGCTTGATCTTTTGTTCTATTCTCCTGCATAAGCTGTTGTGCTATCTCTATATTGCCATTCCCAACCTTTTATAAGTAGTTCAATTCTTGTTAATGCTTCTTCTTCTAAATGTTTAGGTATTTTATTAACTAAATTTAATATAGGATTTTCTTTTAATTCTTTTATTTCATCTTCAAGTTCTTTGCATTTTACTTCTAAATAGTTTTCTCTATTCACTCCTTTTAGATTCATACTTGTTTTAAGTATAATCATTTCTTCTATCTCTTGCATTTTTTTATTTGTCTTTTTATATATGTCATAATTTTTTAATGACCATATAACAGTTGCGTGATTGATAGACGTTCCTGATTCTCGAAAGTAGTGTGCTATTTCTGTAAGACCCATATTTAATTTGTTCTTTAGTATGTAAAACAATAATGATCTCATTTCTACTATTTCACGTTTTCTTGATCTTTCAAATACATTTATTCCTGATAGTTGTATTATTTTTTCTGCTACTTCATTTTGTACAAAGTAATAATCTTGTACTTCTATTTCTTGTTTATTCATTTCTTAATTTTAAAAGGTTATAACATTCTGTGTATTTCTGTCTTGCTTTGCCTTTGTAT